AGAAATTTGTTTTAAGTCACTCTAACATCGACGAAGACACATATGATCATAAACTTAACAGACAGGAATTTTGGATGGATTCCGATGATATGTTGAAATATGGGATAGTTGACGAAATTGTGTAAACAAAAAAAATTGTTAATATGAGGTACTGACGATTGACACCTAAGAAAAAAAAACAGATTAATTTTACGGAAGAACCTCCAAAAACAATAGGCGATGTACCGTTTTATAATTTTATTCTTGATAAAGATCAGTTGGAATTCGCTAATGCAATTTGGAATCCAGAGAAAACTATAATTTTTTGTGATTCTCCCGCCGGAACTGGGAAAACGCAAGTTGCAATGGGCGTTGCTAATATGTTAGTTAAGTATGGATTTTATGATGGGATATTAGGAATAGTAAGTCCTTGTGAAGAATCAAGACAAGGGTTTTTGCCGGGAGATATCACGCAAAAAAGTTCAGTGTATTTTGAACCATTTTATCAAGCAATGATTGAATGCAATATGAACCCAGATGTAGATATCATTAATGAATCAATTGATAATTCTAAAAACGGAACTGGCTTTGTCCGGTTTATAACTCATACTTTTTCACGCGGAGTATCATTTCGTAAACAAGTTATTATTTTAGACGAATTTCAAAATTTTACCAAACGGGATGCTAAGAAAATTTTAACACGTTGTGCAGATGATTCTAAGATTATTGTTATAGGACATGATGGGCAATGTGATTTACAAGACGAAAGTCAAAGTGGATTCATTCCTTATATTGAACATTTTCGTGGTGATTCTCGTTGTGCGATATGTGAATTACACACTAACTATCGTGGTTGGGTTAGTAATTGGGCAGACGCACTTAAGGTATAGACATGATCGGAATTTATAAAATTACAAATCTTATTAACAACAAATGTTATATTGGGAAGAGCGTTGACATTAAACGAAGATGGATTCGGCATAGATGTAACGCTACAAGCAATGTAAAAACCACTGAGGATTCTTGTTTGATTCGCGCCTTTAAAAAATATGGGATTGATAATTTTAAATTTGAAGTTGTAGAAGAGTGCATGTCTAGTGAGTTAAATGCCAAGGAGAAATATTACATCCAATTGTACCAAAGCTATAATGGTGAATATGGATATAATATGACGCTTGGTGGTGACGGTTCTTTAAAGCAAAGCAGAGATCGCGTATTGAGGTTGTGGGAAAATGGACTTTCACTTACACAAATTGCTAAAGAAATTTGCGGTTCGAGAAATACAGTCAAAGATATTCTTCGTGAATACAACATCCCTTTTGAACAAGAGGTTAAAGATCGGTGGAAAAAACGAGTTAGTCGACGAATTGAGCAACGTGATTTTAAAGGAAATGTTATTTGTATATGGCCTTCATTTCATGAAATTGAGCGGGTAATGGGATTTGATCGTGGAGGTATTTCAGATTGTTGTAATTATATGATTCGTCAAAGTCATGGATATAAATGGAGATATGCAGAACGTAGTGCAACAGCTGCTTTGGCTGATTTGCTTGATTAATGAACTTTTTATGAACACATCAAAATCTGGGATGTGTGGTGTATAATGTGGCTACAGGGCTGAGACATAAATCTTTACGGGACGTTACACATAAACACGTAACCTTTATGAATAGTGCCGTTTATCCTGAGGACAACATTGCCAGATGTTAAAATTGACAAATGTAAAGGTTCAAGCCTTATGACTCAGCCCTGTAATAAATTTCTCCCTAAAAGTCTTGCGGTATCTGGCGGGATTGATATCAACTTGCAATAAATATCAATCCCTATTTGCATCATTAGTTTAATGGAAGAACTACTGACTTCCAATCAGAGAGTGCCAGTTCAATTCTGGCATGATGCTCCAAATGGTTGGTTCGAATCCAACTCAATAGCAGAGGGCTGGTGTGACGGGGTGCAGGTTCAAGTCCTGCTGATTGTGTAATAAGATTGACATTTTTATTACTAACATTGGATGACAAAGGCTCGTCTTCATGGTAAGGAAGACGTTAAACAGTCAAAGTTTCCTTTAGAATTATTTGCTGTGGCGGAAAAGAACACTTATTGTGGTAAAGCCAACCAAGATGGTGGCAAGTGTAGACGCGGATACGGTATGTGTCGCCCACGGTAACTACGTGGGTATGTGAGGTGCAAATCCTCACCTGCAAACAAAAGTAAGATCAACGTAGTGGCGGAATTTAAGACGCAGAATGCAGAAGAAACACCGAAGGGTTGTAACTTCCCCTGAGTTAATCACTCAAGAATATGCGACGGTTAGACATCCAAAGATTTCTTCATGCAAGGGTGGAAGTCCCTTGTCTATGTTGATTAAAAAGTAATCTCGTATATTGGGTAGTGCCAATGCCTAAAGAGTCTAAACGAGGGAACGTTACCCCATGGCGGCGAGATTATATTTATATACAGGGCGTGGTGTAACGGTAACACGCGTGCCTTGGGAGCACGAGTCGCAGTTCAATTCTGACGCTTTGTACCAGATGTTGGGTAGCACCCAAACGATTTCAGACCACTTCGGCTGGCTGAACCACGAATGAAAAAGTTCGCTGAAAACGGCATGGGAAAGACGGAAGGCAATAACCGTATGGTTGGAGTGCGCGATGTTTCTCTCTGTGTGACAATCTAAGCGGGAAACCGACCAACTGGTAGTAGGATTGGGAGGGCAAGTCTCTCGATTAACTTCGGAGTGCACTTGAGATTTGATCTCATGAAGCCCATAATCAATTTTATTATCAGTAATAAGGGTATAAAATCCCAACACAGAAGCTTTGGAAGATTGGCGCAATGGTAACGCAACGGTTCGCTAAACCGTCAGCTCTTTGGGGCTTATAGGTTCAAGTCCTATATCTTCCGCCAATGGTGTCCAGTTGGTTATGCTTGCGTTTGAGTGGTTTAGTTTATGACTGTACTGCAATAACGGAAGAAATCTATCGGTGCGCAACGATGTTCTTCGGACGCTGGACAATAGACATAGACTTACGGGAGTAGCGCGTAGCACCAAACCGTAAGTCTATATATGCTGCCATAGCTCAATTGGCAGAGCCACCGCCTTGTAAGCGGAAGATTGATGGTTCAATTCCATCTGGTAGCTCCAGCAAGAGCAAGGAAACTTCTCGTGTAAGTTGCGGGATGGGTACAGCGCGAAGCCCTCGTCCTATTTTGAAGCGAGAACGTTGAGGTTTTCCGGTATGGGCGCGTTTACCTTACCGGAAAATCTCAACGCACATAATGGATGGACACTGCGTTTGCTATTTAGCAAGTCACTGCCGGGGTGATGTTCTTTGAACGCGTGGTGTAATAAAAAGTGGGATAGAGCATTGGCGGTATTGTATGACTTTACTTTCAATGCTCCATCCCCAATATCAAATTATCAAATGTTTAACCTATTGGCAAAGCGTTACTCGATAAACGCTATATAAAAGGTCGAGTTCATATGTAACGAAAAAGCTCTGTGCATTTGGCATGGGGCTTTTTCTATTGTAAAAAAGGAGGCATTGAGTTGCCTAAAAAGAAAATTTTAAGTCAAGAGGAAATTTTAAAAAAGCAGTTGAAGTCGAAGGCACCATCGTCTTCTTCTAAATCGAAACAGCTTGAAGATGAAACCACTTTGTATACTGGCTACGGCGATAAAAAACCTCCAACTGGGTTTGTTTGTCCATCGTGTGGTACAATTTTTACCTCACTACGTGGAAATTTCTATATGACAGATTCTGATTTATATCGCGGCAACGGTGGGCATTTGCCTTTGTGCCGTAAATGTATCTATGATTTTTATATTAAAGCAAAAGAAATATATGAAGGTGATGATAAAGCTGTTGTAAAACGTATGTGTCAGTTGTTTGACGTATACTGGAACGAAGATTGTTACGTCTTATCAGAATCTATGCAAAAAGCAGCAACTAATAATTTTGTCGCATATTTAATGCGTCTTAGAATTAAGCCATTTTGTGATATGGGTAAAAGTTATTTCGATACGGTTCGTGAAGAAAAATTGGCACTGCGACAAGCGGTTAAAAAAGCAGAGGAATCTGCAAAGGTTGAGTCAGTAATTAATGGCGAAGAAGTTGATGAAACAAGCGTTTCGCCTGAAACCATTAAACGGTTTGGGCCGGGGTTTACTCTTGAACAATATGCGTATTTACAAGATGAGTATGACGATTGGATTACTCGTAATGAGTGTAAGACAAAAGCGCAGGAAACGTTGTTTAAAGAATTGTGCATCTGTCAGTTGTCTATGCGGGTGATGAATGCTGATATCAACGCAGATGGCAATACTGACCCGAAAGTTTTAAAAACAAGAGCAGATGCACTCAAGACTTTCCAAGATTTATTGGGAGCTTCAAACCTGAAACCGACACAAACTAATGATAGTTTACTTGTTGATACAAATAGCTTTGGAACATTGATTAGTAAGTGGGAAAAAGAAAAACCAGTTCCTGAACCAGACCCTGAATGGGCAGATGTCGATAACATTAAATCTTATATCTCAACGTGGTTTCTTGGTCATCTTTGTAAAATGTTTAACATAGATAATGACTGGTCTCAATTGTACGAAAAAGAAAAGAGTAAGTATACGGTTGAGCCGCCTCATTATGATGAGATGGATGAGGAAGAGCTTGATTTTGATGCTTTGCTGAAACAACAAAACAGAGGTGGTGATGCCAATGAGCGCAGCGACAATCCAGAGTCTAAACCAAGTAGCGAATGATAAAGCTACTCAGATTATGAATGGGATTGCGCTCTGGTAGATGAGCTTCGTTTTATCGGGCGAATCCACATAGGTTTGTGCGTGATTACTTAGGTATTCATCTTAAACTATTCCAGCAAATAATTTTATACTTCATGAATTATAGCACGCGTTTTATGTATCTTGCCGCAAGAGGTCGGACTATAGACAAATAGATATTATAATTTTCTATCATTTCTTACAACGGTATTGTGAGAGGTGGATAAAATAAAATCAATTTTTTCTGATCAAGATATTGCTTTTATCAAAAATCATTACCTCAATATGTCGTATCGAGAAATTGCAAATCAGCTTTGTTTTACCGAAAGACAAATACGGGGTAAAATTAACAATATGGGCATGACAAAGCTAAGAGGCTTTAACAAAGATTATTTTAAAGGTGCTGTAACTCATAACCAAGCCTATTGGTTAGGTTTTATTTATGCGGACGGGTATATTGTTGATAATCCCACAAATAGATGTTATGAGTTAGCTATTGAAATTAACAGTCAAGATTGTGATTTATTATATGAGTTTAATGAAGAACTTGGTGGTGTTCATAAAATATTATTGAAGCATAATAGAAAAAGCTTTAATGGATATGATTATGAAACCGATAGCTGTATTATTAGAGTTTATTCCAAAGATATCGTTGAAGATTTGATGGAACTTGGAGTTGTACCTAATAAAACAAACGAAATAAGTTTTCCGACATGTAATAATTACTTTTGGGATTTTGTACGTGGGTTTAATGATGGTGATGGGTGTATTTACGTTAATCCTAGAAATTATATCTCCGTTAAGTTTGTTAATTCGAATGAAGCATTTTTAAAATATATCAAAGAGAAGATTTTTGATAATCTTGGTATTAAAGGTTCTATATATAAAGAAAAAGATAAAAAGTATCAATTAACTTACTTTAGGCAATCTGATGTAAAATTGCTACTTGATCATCTTTATCAAAACGATGAACATCCAAGACTTGATAGAAAATATGAAATCTACAAATCTTATTATGGCCTTCCCGCTTAGAAATAAACGGGTTATTAAAGAGAGGAAAATCGGTGAAAGCTTTAAAATGCTAATACCGAGGTCAATTTATTGTATAAAAACAGTAATTGTCCGTAACGCATAGGAGTTGAACCTGTTTAACAGAATATAACACTCCCACGAGTCCCCTCCACCTAAACGTAAAGCCGTAGGTGAATATATATGCTAGACTGGGGTGGGATGACCATCCGATGAAAATGAGGGAAACCTCCAGAGCTGTAGATAAAAAGCTACAGGATAATAACAGTCGCAGGGTAAGACATTTATGCTTGCTATTTTTTGTTTAGTCAGAGCTATTTTATATCCCGGTACACTTATTTGCGTTGCATCTAAGCAGCGTAAGCAAGCGTTGGAAGTGCTTGATAAGATTAAAGCTATGATGTTCGTATCGCCAAACATTGGGCTTGAAATTGATTTAACAGACATGAGTTGGGCGGTTAATGATGCTCATATTGGATTTCGGAATGGATCACGTATTACTGTTGTAACTGCAAGTGATAGTGCTCGTGGTTATCGTGCTCATGTTGTTATTATTGATGAGTATGTGCGTGTTGATAGAGATGTTATTAACTCTGTTTTAAAACACTTAAACGCTGAACCCAGACATCCTAAGTTTTTGGATAAACCGGAATATGAAAATAGGTTGGAACTGCGAGAAGAAAACAAAGAATTATATGCAAGTTCTTGTTGGTTCCAATCAGATTGGTCTTTTGAAAAAGCGAAAACCTTTTGTGCTAATATGCTCAAAATTAATAAGGCATATTTTATGTGTGGGTTGCCATATCAGTTATCAGTTGCTGAAGGGCTACTTTTGAAATCATCTATTGAAGATGACATGGGCGAATCCGATTTTAACGCTGTTTCATTCCAAATGGAAATGGAAGCATTGTGGTTTGGAGAAGCCGAAAGTGGTCTTTATCATTATGATGATTTGATACGTGCGCGTACAGTTCAATATCCAATGTATCCATTATCCATTGCGTCTAAAATTTCAGATAAGCGTCTCCGTATTGCTCCAAAACAACCCGGTGAAAAGCGTATTTTATCTATGGATATTGCTTTAATGGCATCTTCGAAAAAGCAAAATAACGATGCTACGTCATTCTTTATTACTCAGTTATTACCAATATCTTCTAATAAATATATGAAAAACGTTATTTACACCGAGAACGTTGAGGGAATGCACGCTGAAGATCAGGTATTGATGGGGCGACAGTTGTTTGATGAGTATAATTGCGATTATTATGTCATAGATGCTACGGGGCTTGGCAAACCGATGGTTGACTTATTGTTACGAGATCGGCAAGACCCTACGACTGGCATTATATATCGGGCATTGTCTTGTTGTAATAATGATGAGATTGCTGCTCGATGCTCAGATTCAACTGCACCAAAGGTGATTTGGGCTATTCAAGGTGGTGCTCAACTTAACTCTGATTGCGCTATGAAATTGCGTGAATCTTTTCGAGATGGCACGCTACACCTGTTGGTGAATGAGTTTGAAGCAGAAGACAAATATTTATCTACATTAAATGGATATAACAAATTATCACTTGTCGATAAGGTGCAATTGAAGATGCCTTATGTGCATACGGAACTTTTAATCAATGAACTTGTTAACTTGGAATGCACATATGTGAATAACGTGGTTAAAGTCAAAGAAAAGACTGGTATGCGAAAAGATAGATATTGTTCTCTTGCTTATAACAACTATGTTGCATTAGCACTCGAACAAGAATTATCATCTTCGCACAAGAATACACAAGATGAAATTATGTTACTAATTAAAGCACCTAAAGTTTGTTAAGAAAGGAGGGACGAGAGCGATGCCAACGGTACATGTAAGTGTAAAGCCCCGTAGTGAACCTGAAGTAAAAGAAGATGTGTTTGCTACTAAAATGCTCGCCAATAAACTTTGGAATGTAGATGATCAATCTACTAAACAAAATGTTACTTATAAGCGATATACAAAAGAAGAAATTTTGGATGCAATGAAAGCTCCAAGCACAACTGCTTCTGCTAAATTGCTTCGTGATGCGAGTATTTATATGTATGACGCTTCGTCTCAATACCGCAGATTAATTGATTATTTCGCAGGTTTGCCTTTGTGGGCGTATGTTCTGTCTCCCGTTTCTTATACCCGTAAAAAATCAAATGATTCTGCTTTTGGAAAACAGTATATCAAGGTATCAGATAAAGTAGAAAGCATGAATCTCAAACATGAGTTGCATAAAGCTTTAAAGATTACTTTGCGAGAAGGAATTTTGTATGGTGTAATTTGGAGCACTCCAACTTCTTTTTGCATACAGCGCATTAATCCTGATTATTGCACAATTACTTCACAATTGGATGGTACATGGGTTTATTCCGTAGATATGTCAAAGATTCGTGAGAATCAGCTTGAATTTTATCCTCCAGAATTTAAAACTATGTATGAAAATTATTCTGTCCGCAAAGAAAGTAAGTGGCAAGAAGTTCCCTCTGCAATTTCTTTTTGTTTAAAAGCTGATGAAACAACTGTGACATACAGCATTCCCCCGTGGTGCTCATGCTTACCCTTGCTTTATGATATTGAAACATATAAAGCGTTGCAAGAAACTAAGAGTAAGATTGAAAACTATAAATTACTTGCGATGCATATTCCAGTTCATGATCATGTCCCTGAAGTTGATTGGCCTATTGCAGAAAAATATTTTAGGCAAATGGGTAATGCTCTTCCTGATTATGTTGGGTCTGTAATTTCACCACTCGAAATTAAAGATTTTAACTTTGAAAAATCTGGCGCAATTAACAGTATTGATATCGTTAGTCGTGCTGAAGAGCAATATTGGTTTACGACAGGTACTTCGCCACTTCTGCATGGCTCTAAGACAGCGGATAATGCTGGAACGCTTAATCTTTCAATTAGGTCTGATGAAGAGATTATACGGCCTCTTATGGTACAAGCAGAGCGTCTTGTGAATCGTTTGCTTAAAAATGATACCGCGACGTTAAAGTTTAAGATTTCATTTTTGCCAGCCACGGTATTTAATCAGAAAGAACTGATAGCGTATTACAAAGAAGCTGCTACGCTTGGATTACCGGGCGCAAAATCTGCTTATGCTGCAATATTGGGTATTTCGCCTATGGAACTTGAGGGGCTTAATTATCTTGAACTTGATCTGATGGGATTAACAGAAGAGAATCTTCATCCGTTAAAGAGTGGATATACAATTGGTGTAGGTGCTAAAACAGACACTGTAGATACTCAAAAGGGAGCACCTGAAAAAGACCCTGAAGATTTAACTGAATCTGGTCAAGAAACGCGAGATGCGGGTTCTAATGCTAATCGGTGAAAGGAGGAAATATGATGGTTGTTCATGTAATAGACGAAAATTTATATCAGAAATTCCTCGAAGCTGGATTGCATGAGTTATATAAGCGAGAGGACATTCATGGCAAGACTGTGTGGACATTTAATATTGAATCTGAACTTCCAGATGAATTAAAAAAAGTGTGTAGCACAAGTGCTTGTTTTAGCACTCCAACAATGCCTATGTTGTTCTAATAAATATTGAGTGGAAGGCAGGTGGTAACAACGGAAACCAAACAAATGAGTTTAAGATTCTCAGTTGAATTGAGTGAGACACAAGACATTAATCCTCACTTTGTAAAGGGCAAAATGCGGATTGCGTATCATGGTGAAAATCAGAACAAATCAAATATTAGTAAGGAAGTTTTTGAAGAAGCTATTCCTACAATGTTTAATTGCCCTATTGTAGCTCGATATGATCGTGATACAGATCAATTTGGGTCTCATGATATTGAAGTTGTCATTAAAGATCACTCCATTAAATTGGTTAATGCCACAACTCCACTTGGCATTGTTCCTGATGGGGCAACATGGGGTTGGGAAAAAGTTATGGAAGGCGATATTGAAAGAGAATATCTTACAACAGATGTTTTGCTTTGGAAACGGCAAGAATCCGTTGAACACTTAATGCAAATTGGGAAAGTCGATCAATCTATGGAATGCGACTTTATTCAATATCATACAGATGAAAAAGGTATTCTTGTCGCAGAAAAGATTTGCTTTTCTGCGTTTTGTCTTTTAGAGAGTGCAGAACCATGTTTCGCAGACGCTTCAGTTGAAGTATTTACTGAATTTGCGCGAAATGATTTTAAGCGTTCCTTTATGGAGATGCTTGGTGAACTGAAGGAAGTAGTGAGCACCGCATATGTGGGAGCTACTTTTGATAAAGAATCACATGAA